CGTTATACTCTTCGATGCTTTGTCCTGTTACTTTCTCACCAATCCATGCACCTGCAGCACCACCCAAACCCATTAGAATCCATGGAGTGAATGATACAAATGCCCATGCAGCTGCAACCAATCCGATGAGTCCTACAGTTCCACCAATACTACCAGAACCTGAAGAACTGCCACTATCTCCAACCTCTCTCAGATTAGCAATTTGTTGAACATCGCCGTGCTTTGCATAGATTTGCTCCTTCGCGCCAGAGAACGTTGAAGCTTGAACCTCAGTTGTGATACGTCCAACTCGGGAGTTTACGAATACATCTGCCTTCCAAGTTGCCATTACCAAGTACCTCTTTGAATGTGGATTTTACGAATTTCGGAATAAATGAAGCGTTGAAGTTTAGGGTCGGTAGTGTTATCAAAAGCATAATACAGTCGATTCAGATAATCATCTTGTGTGGCACCTATGTTACCATCACCACCAATATCATTGAGTGAAGAACCTGCAGACACTTTTGGTCTTCCCCAATTCCCAGTCACACGACCTTCAGTGCGAAGTTTAGGACGAATCTTTGAGAGGTTAGAGTAAGTCATCGAGCAATTACATCCAGAGATTCTAACAGCATCATCGCAAGTTCCATTTGATTCTCATCATCAATCACCGGAATGTTTGTCTCTACAAACTCACTCGCAAGTTGAGCAAAAAGTTCAGTAGTTCGCTCATCTGCGAACACAGCAGTGGCAAAATCACTCTTGAAACCATCACGCAGCAGACGCAGAGAACGTGTTACTGTCAGGTCTTTGATTTCTTGCTGATAGTCAGTCATAATCAATGGGTTCGTTGTCAAGGTCATAAACAAGTTTCTCCAGTTCGTTAAGAAGTTCGGGAGTGAATCGTTCTACAATCGGTTCATAATCAGTATCGGGATAGAAACAATAAGCATCATACTTTTCCGACAACTCTTCATCTAATGACATCAGATTTTCAAGTTGTTGACTGATTGAACGGATAAGTTGTTCTTGATTCATAATCATTTTGCGTACAAATAACTACCCGCCCAATCTGCATTTTCAAGCAACCACTCTCGGTCTTTAATCAGCAGGAGATTGTATCTCTCACCCTTTGCAGGACTACGCCACGATGCTGACTTAAATACGCTTCCAGTCTTCTTATCAATGAAACAATGAACCGAACGAGATCCATTGGCGTTCATGACAATTTTGTGGTACTTTTTACCAGTCTCAGGATAGAATTCATAATCACAAATACCTTGCTTCAGTTTAGCAATCTGTGCATCATGATATTCTACATCAGATGTGCGAAGCTGATGACTGCGAATAGAATAATCAATGAAGTTCTGACGCAGTGCTTCACAGAGTGCATAAGTGTGCCCCAGAACTGCATTTGCAATGTTATTCTTTGCTTCTTGCTGTTGTGAGTATTCTGTGAGAGTTGTAGTCATTTTAGTTTCAGAGATTGTTCCAGAGAGCATTAACAACTACATCAGCAGCACCTGCTACATTATCACGCACAATCAGTCGCAGAGTTTCTGCACCTTGCGGATGTTTGTGCATTTCGCGGATGTTATCTGCGGTGCGTGGATCATTAGCAGCATCCACAATCATTTCAGCGATTTGGTTAATCATTTTAGTGGTTGTGCTCATACTACTGGTACACTTTCAGGGGCCCAGTTACCAAGTTTTAGCAAGATTAAAGTTAGAATATGAGAAACATTCACGATTCACCAACTTAAACATACCAAACTCATTCGTCATAACGTATCCTTCAGAGTCAATACGATTGTATCCGATATAAGCAGCAGGGCCATCATTGCGACAAAGGAACAAACAATCATCTTTAATAGATTTCACCAGACACCACAAACGAATCAGGTTAGGATCACAATCAAAGTCATTCACATTGTCTACAGTAATCTGCTCACCTGCACGAATAAAATCATTCAGTTTCTTGGTAATCTTTGCTGCCTCTTTGTTAGAAAGAAACTCACACATTGTAGACATTTGACGGGCAAATGCACAAACTTCTTTTACATCAACAAACGATTCTTGCTGATGCACGATATAAGCATCAGGTTTCACAAACTTGCAGTAAGGTGTATCGGTGATGATAAAGTTCATCGGATACGCTACAGCATCACGCAAATCATTCTCTGCAGTGTAGACAGTATGAGGAGCAAGAATAATCTCTTCATCTACTACATCAGAAAACTTGTAGGTGATAGTATTTGGTTTGTATTCATTACTACCACCAAACCCGATAAAGTCTGCTTGAATGATACCATTGATGCGAGGCAGATAATCAAAACAAGCGTGAAGAATGTTTGCTACATTTCCTTCATGGTTAGCATCAATATCCTCATGCGACTCGTTGATTTTGATTTTAACTTTATTGAAGACACTTTTAGTGCCTACGAAGAAGTTACCAGTTGCAGGATTGATACCAAAAACTACAGCCGGAGCACCATCAATCTTGACAGACAGACTGCCAGGCGTTACAAACCAATCCAACACAGACAAATCGCCAGTGAGGATAGAATCTTCGGGATGTTGTAGGTGAGTGTTCTTCATACTACTGGTACACTTTCAAGGGCCCAATTAACTCATTGCAGAAATAAGAGGATTATTGATACGATTTTGGGCAACTTTAAAATATTTTTCTTCTCTTTCAATGCCAATAAAGTCTCTATTAGTATTCACACAAGCAACACCTGTTGTACCACTACCCATGCAAGGGTCAAGAATAGTATCTCCATCATTAGAATATGTGCGAATCAAGTATTCATACAAAGAAATTGGTTTTTGTGTTGGGTGATACTTGCCTTCACTTTCTGCTGTCTTGAAATATAGCACACTTCGTGGGTATCGCAACCCTGTATCATTTTTGACGTGAACTTCTTTCGTTTGTACTCCATATGATTCAGTATCTCTCACTGCCTTTCCCTTATCGTAAGGATCTCCCTGTCTCATTTGGGGATTGTATGTTGGTTGTTTCTTATAAAAAACCACAATATCCTCATGTGCTCTCAATGGTTGTTTCTTTGCGTTTAAGTAACCAGTTGCCTTTGACTTTTCCCACACCATTGTGTACTTAAAATCCCTATAATTTGAAGAGATTAGTACACTCGTGAATGGTTGGGCTGCGGTAGAAATGATAGCACAAGTTGGTTTGCAAATTGTATCAACATAACTCCAAAATGTAGGGTAATCAATAATAGTGTCCCATTCATTTCGTTTGTTCAATGTACCGTAGGGAAAATCTGTCAATAAAAGATCAACACTCTGGGGTTCAATCTTTCCCAGAGTGTTGAACATATCATCGCAAAATAATCTCATTTATTCAACCACTCCACGAACTTATTTACCTCTTGAATATCAAGTTGGAAATCATCATTATACTCTTCCATATAAATTGCACGACTTGCATTACGTTTTTTGAACTGATTAACCACAAAGACATTTACATCTTTTCCAGTCATTTTTTTGAAGTATGCACAATAATACTTGAAAGAATCTTGAGATACACACTCTTGACCAGCAAGAATAGCATACTCAACATCTTCAGGAACATCAGGAGATGACTCCAATTCAATAAAGTCTACCACAGCACGTTTAAGATAGCAAGCATCCAAATAACACTTGGATTCTACTGCTTTCTTCATCACACCATCACGGTAAATGTGTTTGTCAACCTGAAGATTTTTGAGACAGAAACCATCAATCTCTTCGGTTTTCTTATAGTCATTCTTTCTTGCTTCTAGACCATTATCAGCACAAATACGCTGAATAAAATTCTCAAATATCACGCCAGATGCGTTTCTTGCTTTACCACCACCTTCCTCTTGATGTAGACGAGGAAGGTCAGCAACCTCCGCATTGTATGCATCAACAATTAGATTGAGATTTGACATTGAAGTTACTTCACTATACTATAAGGACACTTTCAAGGGCCCAGTTTCAATCAATGGGCAACTTTGCTGTACTCTTACCCTTCTTGTGGTCTGTGATAAACTTTCGTGCAGAACTTTCAGTCCTACACAGTTTCTCAAGTTGTTGGCCATTATGAATGATAAGATACTGATTCCCGTAAGGAATTGCAGCATAAGTGTCTTTGAACATTGTAAATCCTTCCTTCATACCAGAAACCTCTTCTCATACTCCAGCAAATCTTTAGGTGCTAGAATAATGTTGTCATCATATTCTACAGCATTTTCCCATCTTGCGCCATTCTTCTGATACAATTTGATACCAAGATGTTGATACTTGAGATTAGTTGGAACATGAACTTTATAGTCAATTCCATCATTTTCAGTCAGCATACTCAGCCGTTTGTTCTCATCCTTTGTGACTGTAATTGTGGAGCACGATAACCAGAACAGATTCTCAAATACATCATAATCAGACAGGTATTTTTCTGGGTTATCCATAATCATTCGACCAATGAATTGTGGTGACAAACAGTGGTCATGTGTGCGCTCTTTTGCATTATCCTTTGCCTGTTCACTGATCAATCCAAGGTGATTCACTTGCCCACAATCAAACACACCGATGTAGTACAATCGTGTGATGGGTCGGAAGAAATCAGGGTTGCCCCAGTTGTCTACATTTGCTGCCAATGAGTTGAATGTGGTTTGACAGTAGGCTTTCCAGTTCTTCGAGTTCATTTTAAGAAAAATCGGTGATTTGGTTGCGGTGGATGGGTTCTAGGTCGTTTGCAGTGAAATTGAAGAAAAATTGGGGTTTTAGTCTAGTACCCAGCAGGGTTCTCACTGCGTCTCATTTGAGATTGCGTCTCCCATCTTTCCAGGTGCCTTCTTTTTTTGCTTTTCTGTATTCTCTCATATAAGTTGCTCTTTCACTATGTGATGTGATAAGTCCTTTATTCCAAGTCCATGGTTTTTTCATACCTTTATGAGACTGACTGATTTTCTTTCTTGTTTCTTCACTAACACCTTCACAAATTGGCGGATTATCTCCTCCAGGAGTTCTGTTGATAAGTAAACCACCAAAATCCTTTCTACCAAGTATTGCAATCATATAGATTTCGTGGGCGAAAGCATCTTTTTCATTATCAAATGTTTTTAAGATTATTCTTCTATTTGGTGGAGGAAGTTTAACAAACTTTGTATGATAATCATTTATCCTATTTTCTTTACCTTTACCAATATAGTAAGGTTTTCCGTCCTCACGCAAATATGCGTAGGTGTAGTATTCTTTCATCGTAAGTCTTGGCGTTGACTATTAGTATTTATAGCATAAAAGTGGGACTTACGCAACCAATCCGCCAAGACTTACTGTTGCTGCCCACACTCTATTTACCTCCTCACAACACTATCAACCATCTCACCCTTCTCAAACACAGCATCAACAACACGCTGAAGTGCTCGCTCTGTGGATACTCCAACCTTAGAATAAACAGGCACCACACAGAGACCCCAGACCTTTTCTTTACCACCAAGGCGAAGAACACGACCGATAGTTTGAGTCATTTCAATCACATCCATATTACGAAGAAAGACGACAGCTTCAAGTTCGCTGACATTGATTCCCTCCGAAAGAATACTCCGATGGAGACAAACAAATTTCTTGTTAGGATCACGGCCCCAAGCGTTGAGAGTGTCAAAAAATACCTCACGATTGACTTTCTTACCATCAATAATCGCTCCCGTTTTTGAGGTTATGTAAAGATAAGAATATCCACGCTGATGTAGTTGATCTGCACAATCAGTATGTGACATCAGGTTGATAAGTTGCTTCGCAGACTTAACACAGACCAGGATTTTCTTGCACTCAATATCCTCCAAGGTCTCCATCAGATTGCTACTATCACATTCAGCAGTTACCTGTTTTGGGGCAAGAACATCAAACTTCTTTGCTACAATCTTAGGAGCAATGATGTAACCAGCATCAACAAGTTCAGGAGCAGAAACACGACAGATAATGTCGCCATAAACATCACGATCGTTCATTCCAGGTTTAGAAGGAGTGAGCGAAGTCTTCCTGGTTGCAGTGAAGAAATAGCAGCGAAGTGCATCTGAAGCAAAGTGTTCAGTTGCAGGAAAAAAGTTACGCTTGACTGAATTATGAGATTCGTCGAAATAGATAGTATCTACATCAACTTCTGCCTCTTGTAGGCGATTTAGAGAGTTGTAAGTAGTGAAGATCAAACAATGTTGATGTGCATTATCACAAACCCACCTATCAATCTCTTCGGGATTAGTTGTTGATGTGTGATGTGTCTCTCCCGAGTGTACATGCAACACCGCAGCATTAGTAATAAACTCAAGAAACTCACTAGAAAGTTGCTCTGCAAGCAAAATCCTGGGAGCCACAACAACAATCAACTTGCGATTTGTGGATGCTCCAACATAATCTCCAAGGTCATTATATTCTTTCTCAAAAATAACCTCATCAGAAAATTGACGCACAGCATCCATAATCATTGTAGGTGTTTTACCAGCACCAGTAGGCATAATTAGCTGCCCTTTAAGATGCTTAATCATAGCATCAAGGCCGCGCTGCTGGTGTGGGCGAAGTTGAATGTTCATCGGTATCATCATGTATTATTAGGACAGTT